CATTACCTCTAGACTCGATAGCAGCAAATAAACCTTCAGTACCAACGTTTGAAGCACCAGCAGAAGAACCTGAAACAAGAGCGTTGCCATCAATTTGAGAAGCAGCTAAGTTTAATTCACTTTCTAACATTGCCATTTCTAAATAATCAGTAAAACGTGCTCTAGTATCAGCTTCAGCTTTTAAATACCATAAATAACCGTTAGCACCTTCTTCAGAAGTTACTTCTACCCAACCAACTCTAGCTGTATCAGAACCTGATACTTCGTAGTAGTCTTTCATGATAATTGGTTTGTTACTAAAAGTTTTGAACGAAGGCTCGTTACCACCTCTTTGGTCTGTAGCAGCACTGTTTGCAGCGTTGTTATAGTTATCACCTTTACCAAATTCAGAACCGTAAACTAATATAGTTGTGTCTTCAGTTCCACCAGTAGTTGTTAAACCAGCAGTATTTAATGAAGCGAAGTCATAAGGTAAAACATCTATCATAGAACCTGTATCAACAGCTTCTACAAGACATCGTACAACACCTTGAGAGTTTGCTACAATAATTGTATCATTAACTCTAATACCATGGTCTGCACCTACGTCGTTACCATCGATATCAACTTCAATTTCTATTTGTCCACCAGACGCTGTACCACCAGTAGCACCTTCGATGTGACCTTTGTAAGATAAGTGTAACCTACCTTGTTCAGACCATATGACTTGATCAGCCGTCATAGCCTCTTCAGCTCCAACTTGTGATAAGAAACCTGAAATAGTTCTCGGTCCGAAAACTTCAGCTTCTTTTTCCATTAGATCTGGTAAATATTGTTGAGCCCAACCCATATCTTGGTTGAAATCAATATAGTTTGATGCGAGTGCCTGTGGCTTTGCAGCCGGTGTGCTGTTTAAGCTAGCTCCCGCAGTTTGTAATAATCCTGTTGCCATTTTTTATTTTTTTTAAATTTATTTATTTTTGTTTTTAATTTTAAACTTAAAATCAGAAGAATCATTACCTAACACCTTGAACTTTAAACCACCTGTTTCAATTTTCCCATGAGTTTGTCTTGGGCTCATATCTACATTCTTGGCTTTAGCAACACTATTTTTCATAGCATCTGCTTTTCCTTGTTCATAAAAGTGTTTTGCAACAGCGTCCGCATTCATTGCTGTGTATAAAGATTTATGATAACCTTTAGCATCTGACATTTCATTATTTTTATTCAAAAACTTTTTGACAAAATTATTAATATCGCTTTGGGCATCTCTAACTTCATTAACATTGTTTACATTAAACCTATACTTTTTATCACCGACGTTATATTCAAAACCTTTGAACTTATCGTTAAAAACATTTTTAGTTTTATTTAAAAAAGTAGAAGTTTGTTTTTCTGTTACTTTTTTAGTCTCTTCCGACTCTTTGTTGTATCTATTAAAAAAATCTACAGCTTTCTGTTGCTCGGTTGTGAGCTTTGATCCAGCTTTAATTTCTTCATAGTATTTAGACTTTTGCCCGTCTAAGTGGCTTTTAGCGTTAGCAACTTGCTCTTTCAACGCTAGTTTTTTTCTTCTTATTTCTTTCTCATCGTCTTCGTCTTCATCAAACGCAAACTGATCATCCATGAGAAAATTAATTTCTTCGTTATTTAAATGAGGTTTTGTTTGCTTGTAGTATTCATACAATAAATCTTCATTGTCTAACTTACTATAATCTTGATTAAGCCTAACATAGTCATTTAAATCACCACCAGTTTCATCCATAAAGTCTACTAACTTTTGAACATTTTCTGGTAGTGGCTTACCAGTAGCTTCAGCTTCTGCTATAGCTTCTTCAACCTTTTCTTCTACTTCAGCAACCTCGTCTTCAGTAATTTCTTCTAATACTGGAGTTTCTTGTGCTTCATCTTCCGGTTGTATTTCTTCTTGTTTTTCTGTGGTGTCGGCATTTTCAGGCTCTGCAACCACTCCGCTGTCGTCAGCGTTATCTTCTTTAACTTCATCTTCTTTTGGTGTTGGAGGTTTGTCTAAATTTACTTTAATAACATTTTCATCACCTGAATCTTGTTGATTGTTAGGTATTTTTATTTTTGTAACATTTTCATCTGTAGTCTTTTCAACTACTTCTTCTAATTTTTCTTCCATAATATAATATAATAATAATTAATAATTTTAACTAGGGTCAAAACTACCTAAATCAAACCCACCTCCTAGTATATCATTACCTGAAGACTCAAAGTTTTTAGGTGGTTTACCACTATTTCTTTGCTCAATCATTTCGCTTTGTTGAGTTGCTTGAATTTTTGTTCTTTCATCTTTACGATCTTCTTTTTCTTTTTCTTTGCTTTTTAAATTTTCAGTTTCAGCATTTTTTAATTGCATGCTATATTGAAACTCAAGAGCCATTAGTTCTTTTTTCATCTCAACTTCTTGTAACATTTTTTTAGAATCTAAATCAGCTTTTGTTTGTTCTAATTGAACTTGATTTTGTGTTATAGCTTGGTTTTTTTGTATATCAGCTTGCGCTGCTGCTTGAGCAGATTGTTGATTTAACTGAGCTTGCTGTTGCATGTTTTGTTGCTGCATAGCCTGATCATTACTTAATTTTTTTGCTCTACGTATTTTTAGCATTTGATTTGCTAATTTTATATTTTTTATTTCTCTAATATCAATAGCATCAGCAAGTTCTATAACTTTTTGTTGTATTGCCATTTGTATATTGTTTTCTAACAATGATCTTTCTTCATCATCAGGTTGTAAATCTATAAATATACCAAAATCATACAAATGTAATTCAGACATCTCTTCAAGTGTAGCAGCGTTATGAACTCCTATAGCTTGTATAAAAGCATCTTTAGTTGGAGAGTATTCTATAATATCAGATATTCTAAGTGATAAACACTCTGCTATTTCAGCAGTTAAAAATAAGCCAGACTGTAATATGTGTCTAGTTGCTGTATTTGAATTTGCCGCCGCTAGTTTTTGTACACCTACTAAAGCATTTTTATCTGGTAAACTACCATCCCTTGCTTCGTTAAGACCGGTTACATCTCTTATCATTTGTAAATAGTAATTGTAATTACCAATAAGAGCTTGCATTTTGTTACCACCACTACCAGATGTTATTTCTTGAATAGGTATTTTACCTGGGTTCATATCACCATCTTGAGTAAATGATCTTCCTATAACAGAACCTGTTTGAAAGAACATATTCAAAGCTTCTTGTGGATTATAATTAGTACCATTTCCTAAATCAACTTCAGCTAAACCATCAGCGTCTAAATAAACACCATCTGGAACCATACGTGACATTACTTGTTGTAACTTTAAATGTGTTAATTGAATCATGTCAGCAAAACCAGTTATACGTTTTACTAAAGAATCAATTCTTCCATTGTACATTCTAGGAGCTACAATAGCATAATTCATTTTAACTTTAGTGAAATCACTTTTAGGTCGCATCATGTTTTTTGACATTTCCCATTTAAGTAATTTTTCAGCACCTAAAATCATAGCGCCTTCATAAATTGTTTCTATAGATCTTAACATTTTTTTAAAACCTCCTTCCATATCTTCAGGTGGATTAAAAGAATCATCTTTAGGTATAATTTTATCACCACCAGTACCAGTTTCTTTTACTTTGTAAACTTCATTCATATAAGTTTTATAGTTAAAATATAAAACCTGAATAGTGTTATTATCTTCTTTATCGTCGTTATGCCTTGAATTATAATTAGTTCTATTACTAGATTTATTTTTCATTATATCTTCAAGATCACTTTCTGTTAAATGAGGAAACTCTTTTGCTAATTCATTAACTGGAATAGTTTTAACTTCACCAACGTAGTATATATCTTCAAAGTAAGGTGATTCAGTATAAGAATAAACTAAGTTAGCAGGATCAACGTAATCTATAACAACGCCTTCAGAAGTATTAAAAGAAGTTTTAACAGCTCCAATACCAAGAACAGTAAGATCATAATAAAATCTTTTCTTTATTAACTCATAATTACTACCATCCATCAAAACGTTTAAAGCTTGTTCTTCTGCTATTTCAACTGACTGTTTATAACTTAACTGCATGTGTAGTTGTAATTCTTCATTTGAATCTGGTAACTCACCGTCAGTGTCTCTTGTATTTAAACCATAATCACTATCCATCTCTTGATCAAAAGCTTTCATTTCTATATCTTTTAATATAGACTCCATGTACTCTGTTCTTTTAGCTACTCCAAACGGATCTTGTGAATATGCTTTTATATCGTACGTTCTTTCTGCAATACCATTAACAACAACATCTACAAACTTAGAAATAATTGGAACTGGTTTCCAGTCTAAATTTAAATAGGACAAATCACCGTTTATAGATAACTCATCCTTATATTTTTGTATAGATTGTTCACCTCTAGCGTACAACCTTAAATTATGAAAATCACTATGATTTGATTTATATCTACCGTGGTTTTTATCTTCATTAAACCACTCCTGCTTTATAGCTTTACCTACTTTTAAACCATATTCGTAGCTTAGCTTTTCAGCATCACTTACGGTTTGGCTTGGAAAATAACTTTTAATGCCAGAATATGCCATATTTATTATTTGATTATTTGTGAATTACTTCCAGTATTACTATACTTAGAAACTTTTATGTTTAGTTTTGGTTTTTCAACCTTTGAGTTTGGGGCATATAAATGTCTGTTGTTTGCCATTATAGCTAAACCAGAACTTATTGTTGCGTCAAACTTTGTTCTTTTGTTTATATCAAATTTACTCCAATCATTTAGTAGTTCATTAAAATATAAATCTCCAAATGTTCCATCTTGCTTCATGCCAACGTGATCTTGTATATACATCTCTATTGCCGCGGCGTGAGCTTGTTTTATATCTTCGCTTGAGTTTGGTATACCACCTACTTCTTTTTCTGCTACAGATAATTTGTTCCATAATTTATCTGGTCTGTTCATACTAAACCCTCTGTATCCTCTACGTCTTAAATAATAAAGTAATCTAGGTTTATTATTTTCTGCTAATATTGGCATACCATAAAAAACTAATGCCATTAGAACATCCTCAAAGAATATTTCAGCTGTAGGTGGTCTTGATAAGTATTCTAAAAAAAAGCTATTCGCAGGAGCGTCCTCCATACTAAACCTGGTTAAGCCGTGTAATGCTCCTTTAGAACCTTCTCCATCTACAGTTCCTGATATATCATAAGAGTCACAACCAAATGCTCCCATGTGTTCATTACCAGGATATTTTACACCGTTTTTAAGTACCACTCT